AGCGCATCAAGGGATCGAAAGACAAGATCGACCCAAACGCTGACGCCTATGTCATGTCCTACGCTATGGCTGGGAAGTTTGACTTGAAGCCAGAGGTGCTGGTGCTGGACGAGGCAGACGCATTGAAGACGCTATCGTCTGAGCGCACCAAGGCTATCTTTGGGGTGCGCTGCAAGATGGACGAGTGCCTAGCTGATGGTGTGCCTTACGTCTGGTTTCTGACTGGGACGCCGATCAGGCGCTACGCCGACGATTTGTATCCCGTGCTGCAAGCGTTCTGGCCCAATATGCTCAAGAAATATTTTGGCGTATCGTCGCTGTCTGGCTTCCAGCAACAATTCTGCGTGACGCAGATGCGGCGTTTCCATCCGCGCCAGCCTATGAAAGCGACAGTTATAGGCAACAAGAACGAAGACCAACTGCGTGACTTCATCTACACGAACAAGATCGCCGTCAGGCGCACGATGTCGGACGTTTCCGCCTATATGCCGCCCCTGACTATCAGGACAGTCACAGTGGACTACGACAACAGCGAAGAACTGCGCGAGGCGACAGGCGAGGCAGTCTATGCCGGAGAGGCTGACCCGATTATGGCGAAGGCCCGCAGACTGCTTGGCGTTGCCAAGGCGAACTATGTGGCAGAGTATGTCTACGATGTCTGGGAACAACTGACTTGCCCTGTGCTGATCCTGTATTGGCACAAGGACGTAGGCAACGCGCTGGCAAATTATTTCGAGGGCAAGAAGCTGAACGTGCGGAAGATCGACGGCGCAACTTCGCAAGACAAAAGGGCCGAGGCAGAGTCAGCATTCAACGCGCAAGAGTGCGACATACTGCTGGGCCAGATCGCGTCTATGGGTGTCGCCATCAACTTACAGAAAGGCAGTCACTATGCCGTTTTCGCAGAGCGTGATTGGTCCCCCGCTGCCCAAGAACAGGCTATGCGCCGTCTTTGGCGGCTTGGTCAGGATACTCATGTGCAGATCGACATTTGCGAGGCAGAGCATCCAATGGATGAGGCTGTAGGCATGGTCGTCGCCCGCAAGGGCAAGTCAGCCACCAAGATCATAGACTGACTATGCGCGAGATCATTTACGAAGCCGTTGGCCTAGCCGCACTGGTCTACGCCGGATACCTAATAGAACTGTGGAAGTAAGAATGCGTGTGAGAATACAAGGTGTGATTTACGACACACTCGAAACAGCAGCGACGGCGTTTAACGTCACTGAGCAGACCATCCGCCGTGCGCTGTGCGAAGATAGAGAAGCTCGCCTCAAAGTCAGACCTGCTGACTGCAAAAGGGGAAGGCCGCAGCCGTTTACTATTGAGGGGATCACATGGCCGAACCAAAAAGCTGCCAATACGGCCTTGGGTCTGCCGTTCAACTGCATCACACAAGCCGTGAATAGAAACAGCGCGGTGTCATTGGCAAAAGTTGCAGCAGCGGCCCGCGCTTACAAGAAAAAAATAAACTTGGAGGAAAAGTAATGCGAGTAAGAGTCAGAGGCACGATCTATCAGTCAGTTACAGAGGTCGCAGAAGCCTTTGGGATGACCCGCGAAGGCGTCTACGGGGCAATTTACAGGAACAAGACTGACTTGCTTGGCTTGGGCAAGACTAGCCCAAAGAAGACAGTCATAGGCGGCGTCGAGTTTAGGTCCATCAGCGCAGCAAGTAAGGCACTAGGATTTGACCGCCGCTTCTTGCAAGATGTGAACAGAGACGGCGGACCACAAAGAAAAGCGCGACTCGAAGCCGCCATTGCGGCTTATCTTGAAAGGATGAAGCAGCCATGACTTCGATGACAATCAAGCACGTTATCATCAGGAGTCACGCTGCTTATAGCAGTTCTGACATACCAGAACGATCTGTAAGTCTGACTTGTCCACCTTGGGAAAAACCTGATGCAGAGCATACAAATAAAGCTGTTAAACTTGCTCAAGCGCGCAAAACAGTTGCTCTCGACACAGAGAGACAGCGAGTTAAAGGCAAGTCTGGACGAGATTGAAGACTTGGTAAAAAGGCTCTTGCGCGGTGACAGATGACTGCGCTAGGACTGTGGTCGGGGGGGCGCATCCAAGCGGCAATGGACGTTTTGAAGCAATGGTAAGTTGACGGACTGCGCTACGGCCCAATCAATAGAAACCAAGCCCCCCGACGAATTTGGAGAGAACGATGACTTCTGTGCGAGAGAATATCCTAAGTCAGGCATCGGATATAACAGCGGGCGACCGCGAAAAAGACTACGGCAATCCGCACGACAACCTGACTAACATGGCGAGGCTTGTCCAAGCCTACTTGTTCGGGAAGCACGGCATCGAAGTAGATTTGGATTCTGAGGACATGGCTTGGATCATGTTGCTGCTGAAAGTTGCGCGATCATCCACGGGCTACAAGCACGACAACTATGTGGACGCCGCAGCCTACGCCGCCATCGCTGGCGAATGCCGAAATACTATCAACGATAGGGCTTGACAGCCTATAGACTACCGCACTACTCTATATCCAGACAAACACACACGACACGTTAACTACTATGACCATGACCAGCGCACCACGCAACGGCCCCATGTTCAGTCTGTGTTTGTCCTAACGCAAACTGGAGGGCTACTATGGCAATCGACCTATTCAAGTATATCGAAGAAGGTGTCGCGCTGAACAAGTCAGCGTGGCCGCTGTTTGGTGAAGATGACGTTTACCTTGACCGCAATTCGGTCCTGACCGCTTCCGAAAATCTGCGCTGCTTGCGCGAGTTGAAGTTCTCCAAAACCACACCCCGCGAAAGCGACAAGTGGGGCATGGCAGAACGGGGCCACGCCGTCGAGGCATGGGTCGTCGAGCAACTGCGCCGCGCTCATTTGCCGATCACATTAGCTGGCTCAGATCAGCGGTCTTTCCTGCACGATGAGAGCGGCCTGTCTGGCACTCCAGATGGCGTTGCGTGGGTCGACGGCAAGGCAATGCTAGTTGAGTTCAAGTCAGTTGATCCACGCACCAATCTGGAAGCGATGACGGCTCCTAAGCCGCAGCACTTGGCGCAAGTTCAGCAAAATATGTGGCTGTTGCATATGCACGATACTCCTGTCGATGAAGCGATGGTGCTGTATGTCGATGCCTCTGACTTCCAGCGGCACAAGCAATTCAACGTGGCATACGACAATGGCGACATGGCGCGGCGGGCAGAAATCCGTGCGGCGATCTTGTTCGACACTGAAGTCATGAATTTGCCCGCAGAGGGCTTGACCAACAACGGCTGCACCTACTGCGCCTTCAAAGAGGAATGCAGCGTCATTCAGGTTGCCAAGGGCGAGAAGCGCAAGTCCGACAAGCCGTCGATGCCTGTCTTCGCCCCTCGCGGCATCACTGAGTCAGTCAGGGAATACGGCTCCATCAAGGAGCAGATCAAAGATTTGGAAGCCCGCGCAGACGCGCTGTCGGCTACCATCAAGGAGTATGCAACAGGCGAGAACCAGATGGAGTTCGACACTGCTGCCTACAGCGTCAAAGTCACGGAAGTGGCTGGGCGTAAGACACTGGATACTGCGGCCTATGCGAAGGCCACTGGAGTCAGTGCAGACGGCTTCTACAAGGTCGGTAAGCCGTCCGTCCGTCTCGAAGTTACAGCAAAAACCTAAACATAGCCAAGGAGAACATCATGGCAAACGAAGTAACCACCTCGCCGTTCGGCGGACCTATCGCTCTCGTCAACGCCCAAGCAATGGCAGATGCAGTCACAGCATCCGCAGCGCAGGGCCAGATCGGCGGCGCACCTGACGGCTCTGTCTACCTCAACTTCACTGGTAAGCGCGGCGTCTACGAGTTCGGTAAGGACAAGGAAGACATCGACGCCAGCGAATTGTGGCTGGTGAACATCGCGTCTTTCGAGGATGGCTATGTTTGCTGGAAGGGCGGCAAGACCATCGCCACCCGCATGGCGAACATCTACGGCGAACAGCGCATCCCGCAGCCCGCCTCTGATGAGCAAGGCCCGTTCAACACCACGCAGGGCGAAGGCTGGTTTGCAGCCAAGTCGATGGTCGTCAAGTCGCTTGAGGCAGATGATCGCCAAGGCTACTGGAAGATCAACTCCAAGAGCGGCGTGGCTGTCTTCGCTGACTTGCTCCAGCAAGTAGGTGAGCGCCTTCGCGCTGGGCGTCCGTCTTGGCCGCTGGTCAACATGGGCAAAGAGAAGTTCGAGGCCCAAGGCCAGAAGAACTACAAGCCCGTGCTGACTGTCTACGGCTGGCTGTCTGACGCTGCCGTGTCTGAATTGGCGGCTGACGCTGATGCAGATATTGACGGGCTGATCCGCTCGTCGGAAGGCGGCGGCGTTCCCGCTGCTCGTCGTCGTCGCGGCGTCCTGTAAATAAAAAATAGCCCCCAGTGACCAAACTGGGGGCTAAGTTAACCTCGGCAGGGAGGTAAGTCTGCTAGGACCAAGGAGGATATTAGTGCTATGGATAAGTCAGGTCAATACAAACTTGTGACCACGCACGAACAAGTGCAGCAAGTCATCAAAGAAATCACAGACTCAGGTGCAGTCCACGCGCTGGACTTCGAGACTACAGGGCTGCGGCCCGACAGCAGCAAGGTGCGTCTGACTTGCATCAGCGGCCCCGCTGGCAACTACGTCATCGACCACTTGCTGTGCAAGCCGTTCACCTACTACGCCAATCTGCTGGCTGACGCCTGTCCGTGGGCAGTGTTCAACGCTGGCTTCGAGGGGCGCTGGTTCGACTTCGCCACTGACGGGCCGGACGTTGTGCTGTTCGATGTCGGCGTCATGTCCAAGGCGAAGCTGGGCGGTCGCCCGTTGTCGCTGGCCGACATGGTGCGGCGCGATCTGGGCAAGACACGCGACAACAAGCACCTTCAGGTGTCTGACTGGTCGCAGCGGGAATTGTCGCTGGAGCAGTATGACTACGGCTTTGAGGATGCAGAGGACACCTACAACCTCTACACGATGTGGGCGGCTGCGCTGACGGCGGAGCAGATGGCGGGCTTCTACGTCCTGAATGACGCATGGCGCGGCACGGCGGAGATGGAAGACACAGGCATGACCATCGACGAGGAGCATCACAGCCGCCTTATCAATATGTGGTCAGTGCGGCGCGTGGTCGCTGAGAAGGTGCTGCGCCGCTACACGCCGCCAGAAATTATTGAGAACCTACGCTCAAAAAAGCAAATCTCTGACTTCCTGAAGACTGTCATGGACGAGACAAGTCTGCGGTCGTGGCCGAAAACAGACAAGTCAGAGCAACTCCAGACTGACCGCAAGCAATTGCGTCAGGCGTCCTTTCGTTCACCCTACCCGTTCTCGCGCTGGCTGGCGGCGATGATCGTGTTCAACCGCGCAGACAAGTATCTAGGCACTTACGGCGAGACGCTGCTGACAAAGCAGCGGCTGGCTGGCCGTGTCTACGGGCGCTTCAATATCGCTCAAGCCGTCACTGGCCGCTACTCGTCGTCCAGCCCCAACCTTCAGAACATCCCGCGCAATCCGCTGGTGCGGCGATCCTTCATCGCCCCGCCCGACACAGAGATGGTGCTGGCCGACTACAGCGGCATCGAACTGCGCGTCTTGGCGGAAGTAAGCAACGACAAGCAGCTAAAGCAAGATGTGATCTTTGGGGACGTTCACGCCGAATCGGCCATCACACTGTTCAAGGTCGATCCCGCTGAGTTTAAGGCCCGCCTGAAGGCCAAAGACCCCCGCGCTAAGGAGATGCGCTCAAAGGCCAAGGCATTCAGCTTCCAGCTTACCTACGGCGCGGGCAACGCTGCTCTGGCTATGGTCCTGCGCTGCTCTGACGGCGAGGCGGCGGAATACGTCGACAAGTGGGCGGCGCGGTATCCCTACGCCTACGCGCTGCGCTTCCAGATGTTCGATCAGATGAACGCCACAGGGCTGCTGCCGATCAAGTCTGGCCGCACAGTCTACGTTCACAAGAACGAGCGGTCGCTGCCCGTGGCATCGAACTACCCAATCCAAGGCGCTGCCGCTGATGTGATGTATCGCGCAGTCACGCGCATGAGTTTCAAAGTCTACGAACTGCCATTCAAGGCGCGGATGCTAGCGTCGATCCACGACGAATTGCTGATGTTGGCGGAGACAGGGCGCGGCGAGGAACTGCGGGAAATCATGGTCGAGGAGATGAGACAGGCTTGGCTGGACATTTTCCCCAATGCTGAAACGGCAAACCTATCGGAGAGCGCAGTCGGCCAATCTTGGGCGGCGAAGCCCTAAACACTACATCTTGTAGCCACTAGGGGTTGACCCCCCCATATTGTGTGGCTTCACAGATGACTACAAAAAGATCAGTATCACAGTTCTGCTAAGGAGGGACCACCATGTTCACTATCGGAGTTGACCCCGGATCGCCGCTGACTATCGGCGTTCTGTTGGAAGGCAAACCATACAAATGCTACAGCGGCGAAGAAGTCGCTGTGCAGATCGTCAAGGCTGGGCGCAAGAGCGCCTCTTGGATCAACCAAGCCGCCTTGATTACCACGATCCTGCGGATGCTCAAGGCGCTGGCGGCTGAACACAATTACCAGCCAATGGTCATCATTGAGCGCGTCACGATCCGCCCTAACGAGAGCCTGAGTGCTGGCGTCCCGTTTGTTGGGTCGATGTTCTTGACGGAAGGCATCTGCGCTGGGCTAAAGCTGCCCTACAAGCTAGTGCCGCCGTCAGTCTGGAAGCCAGCGATGAAGATCGCCGTCACGCTCCAGAATCCCAAAGAGCCAGCGCGGCTTCGTGCCATCGAAACATGGCCGGACGATGCTGGCTACTTTGCCCGTAAACTTGACCACAACCGCGCTGAGTCGCTGCTGATGGCAAAATACTGGGAAGACATTGGGTCAACCAAATGAATATGCACCAAGTCATCACATCTGCTGACTTGATCGAAGCAGCACTGGACTGGGCCGAAATGGGCGTCCCAGTGTTTCCAACAGGCGACGACAAGCGGCCACTGACCCAAAATGGCTTTTACGATGCAAGCACCAATCCAGATCACATTCGGAAAATGTTTTTGGACGCTGGAAGCCGTTTGCATGGTATCGGCGCAAGGATGGGGGAAGCCTCTGGCTTGTTCGCCATTGACGCCGACACCTACAAGGACGGAGAGGCGGGCGATGCGGCGAAGAAGTATGTCCTTTGGCTGTCGCAGTCGGGCTTCATGCCCAAGACACGGGTCCACGCCACACGGAACGGCGGGCGGCATTACATCTTCTCGTCGGACATTGAGTTCCCCAACTGCAAGCCGTCCAAGGGCGTCGAGGTAAAGGGCGAGGGAGGCTATATCGTCGTTCCCCCCTCTCCGGGTTACACTGTAGTCAGCGAAGGCGCTGTAGCGGCCTCTACGGGCCTCCTAGACCATCTTCGCTCTGCTAGGGTAGCCCAAGCCGCCACGCCCATAGAGGCGCTAAAGAAGAACATCCTGACGGGGGATGACTTCCACGACAGTCTGACTCAGCTTGCAGCTAAGATGTCGTCTGCGGGCGAGCCTATGGAGTCTGTGCAAGCCACACTGCTGGGGCTGATGAACGCCTCAGTCGCCGCCAACCCAAAGCACCCACGGCACGACCGCTGGGAGCCTATCATGGCAGACAAGAGCGGCGAGTTGACGCGCATCGTCGGCAGCGGCCACTCGAAGTTCAACACAGTCTCGAAGACAGACGGGCTGCGCGATGCCGCCCCCGTCTGGCTGAAGGAAATGGCTGCTACAATGTTTCCGGCCACGCGCATCGAAAACGCGCTGGTCCCTGTGGTGGTGGCTGCGTCCTACGGCGACGACTTTCCGTTCGCTGGCAAGCGCGGCTATTTCGGCCACGAAGACTTAGACGTTCTGACTGAGGAGTTCATCATGCACCCGATCTACCATGCGAGCGAAGTCACGCTGATTTCGGCTGATCCCAAGGCAGGGAAGACACTGGTAAGCCAGACCCTCGCCATGCACATCGCCGCTGGGCTTAACTTTGACGACACGCTGACTGTGACAGAGCGCCGCCCCGTGCTGTATTTCGCCCTTGAGAGCCAGACGGCGATCAGGAAGCGCCTGATGGCGTGGAAAAAGTACCACGATCCGATGGGCGACAAATACACGGACGAGATGACGTTCCCGTTTTACACAGTCGAGGAGAGCATCAACCTTCTGGACGAGACAGCGAGGCTGAATTTGGTCGAGCAGATCAAGGCAGCGGATGCTTGGTGGCTGAAGAAGGGCGAGAAGCACCTTGGCGTCATCGTCATTGACACGCTGACTAAGGCGATGCCCGGAGGAGATCAGAACAGCGTCGAGGATACGTCTGCGGTGTTCGATGTCATCGCCAAGATCAAGGACGCTGGCATCAAGGCAGCGGTGGTCATCATCCACCACAACACCAAGAATGGCAGTGGGCCACGCGGTTCGAGCAACATTCAGGCTGAACCTGACACGCTGCTGACTTTGACCAAGAACGAGGAGACAGACCAACTCGAACTGAAAATCCTGATGGCGCGGTCTATCGACGACGACAAGACGTTCCTGTTCGACATCGTGACTGAGAAGTTGGGCATCAGCAATCAGGGCTACGAGATTACAGCGCCTGTGCTGCTTCCGGGGTCCAAGTCAGTGAACGAGGCAGCAGATGCTGCAAGTGAAATGCTGCGGATCGAAATGATGTATCAGCCGCTCTACGCCGCTGTTGCCGCTTACGGCACGGGCGTTGTGCCGTTGAAGCGGATGCACGAGCATTTGAAAGAGGCGCTGAAGGACACGAACCTGTATTCCAAAGCGACAAAGATGCGGGCTGACGCTGCTGACTTGAGTTCGTTCTTGCTGGGGCTGTTTCCATCGACGGGCAAGAATGTCGCTGGCGGCTACAACGTGATGGTAGAAACAAAGGACAACCGCTACGGCTCTCCTCTGGTCACGTTCTTCCGCATCTTCAAGCTAGAAAGCTGACTAGCGCCCCCGCATAGAGCGTTCTGCCGCTGTTCCCATTTGCACCCCAGAGCGTAGCAGTTCTGGGTCGATGGGCTGCGGCTGAGAGCGGCTTAGATATTGCTGGATTTCGCGCATAGCATCATCAGTAGACTGGCCCGTTTTGGTTGCCCAGTTGACAATTTGGTCGTTAACCAGACCAAGACCGCGAACGCCCATTGCCCGCCCTTCACGACCAAACGCACCTTGGAATGCGCCGCCCATCATTTTGCGTTCAGCAATCTGCGCGGCCATAGTTATGAGATCAAGCCCCATACGAATTGGCGCAATTCCGCTGCCTTTTGCGCTCGCTGCTTCTTTGCTTACTGCTTTCCAACTATCCAAGAACTCTCTGTTGGTTGCAGAAATAGCGTTAATGCGCTTGCTGACATCGACAAACTGCTGCCCTGTTCCGGGGCCAAACAGCGAGTCGATGATTTCCAAGTCAGCGTTGGATTTTGTCGGCCCGATGCGAGCAAACTCTTTTTCCGCCCCTCCTGCATCGACGCCCTCAAACTTTGCTTTGCGCCAGCCTTCTGCATAAGCCTGTTTCTGCTGCGGCGTAAAACCAGCGACCATTTCGCGCAAGTCAGTCAGAGACTGTCCCTTCAGCCCTTTTTTACCAAGGTCGTAACCATTGCTATAGGCAGCGTCGAAAGAATATTGCCCAGAGTAAATGTCTGCGGCAGTCCTGATCTCAGGCACATAGCCTTTGAGCGTCTCATTGATCTGCTTGGATATCTCAGTCAGGTGGCGCTTAGTCTTTGCATCTGCTGCGCCGTCAGTTGTGTCTTTGATGCGAGCGTCAACAGAGTCTTTGATGTCAAGTAGATCACGCGCCGTCATGCGGTCGCGGACAAATCCACCTTTTCCGTCAGGCACGAGCGGGGTCTTGATTCTGATGGATTCGATAAGGGCGTCACGCGCAGTTTTCATTCCGGCAATGGGCTTTGTGCCAAATGCGTCTGTGACGATGGTTTCAAACGTGTCCCCTTTGAACTTTACAGGGCTGTTGTTCAGCCCTTGCTCATAGATCGCCTTCGCTTGGTCTAGGGTAAGTTTGGTTTCGACGCCTTTTTCATTGATGCTGCGGGGAGTTTTGAAAATGCTATCCCATTCAGTCAGCGCCAAGTCAGCAATGTTCCGCTGCGGCGAAGTCGCCGTGTTGAAGGCGGACGCCGCAGTTTCTATCGACGCCTCTGGGTTGACTGCTTTGGTCACACGCGGACGCAGCAGATCGACATCAGCCAAAACCGCGTCAGGGCCAAGGCGGTCCATTTCACTTTGCAGCGTAGCGCCAATGTTTTCTGGCGCTACGCCGCTGCGCTGCATTTGCTGCGAAATCTGCTCTGCCGCACGTTGTTGGACATTGAGTTTTGGTGCAAGCCAGTCGTCAATTTTGCCGAGGCCAGTCATAACAGACTTACCAGCCAGAGCGCCGCCAGCACCTAGCAAACCACCAGCAGTGGTGTCCATGCCTTGGCCTTGCGCGTAGACGCTGCCTTCTGCCGCTCCAGTCAGGATAGAGCCAAGCCAGCCGCCTAGTTTTTGCGCCGCAGGAGTGCCAGCCAGTTTTTTAACTGCTGCAACTTCTGCGCCGCCAGTAGCTATGCCACCAGCGATTTCTGGAACCATGCCCATTATGCCTAGGCGCTCAGACGCCGCTGCTTCAGCCGCAAGCTGGTTCTGGCGACCAGTCTCAAAGTCGCCGCCAAGCATCACGTTGATAGCACCTTGAATGTTCGGTGACTGGCCGATAGTCAGCCCGCGCCCTGCCATAAGGGCAACATCGCCTAACTGTTGGATGTTCTCTCCGACAACTTGTTTAGTTGTGTCCAAGAGTGTCTTGGGTTGGTTTTGGCGGACGCGGACTGCTGCCTCCAGCATTTTTCTCGCGCCGTCAGCATTTCCAGCATCTTTTAATTTAGTGGCCGCTGCCATCAGTTCTTCATAAGTAGGACCAGCCATCAGTTGTTCCCTCCTGTAAGGGTGCTGTCGTAAAGTGCTTTTTCTGCTGGGGTTAGCGCATTTGGATCAAGCGGTTCTGCTGGATTGTCCCACATAGTGATGACACCTTCATCAATCGGCGTGACACCGAGGTATTTGATTTCGCCTGACTTTACATCATAGCGTTGCCCATAGAACTCTTTTTCTGCATCAGTCAGCTTATCGTTGGCTTTGATTTGCTCAACTGTGCCGTAGGCGCTGTCTAGAACGTAATTGTTTAGCACACGCGCATTTTGGCGCAGCAACGCCGGATCGCCTTTTATGTCCAGTTTACCTAGAAGGTCACGCAAAGCGTCAAGTTCGGGCGCAGTGGTAGCGCCAAATCCTGTCGCACCACTGGGCGAAGCCGCTTTCATCGCGGTAATATTCGAAATAATGCTGTTCGCATCAAGTTGCGGGATCAGAACGCTCTCGACATTGTATGTATCGCTTCCGGGTATGAGAGCGGCTCCAGCACGTTGAATACCGCCAAGCATCCCGGCTTCCCAGTCAGCAGTCGCTTTTAGAATGTCTGAAACAGTGGAAGTCGTGACGCTTGCGCCAGTGTCAGCGCGAGCAAGGCTCTTAGCGAGGCTGGCTGCTTTTCCTGTTTCTGCGTCAGCAAGTTCGCGGTGTTTCTTTTCGTTTTCTAAGGTAGCGGACTCTAGGTTTGCTTGCGCGGTCGCAAGATCGACTTTTGCTTTTTCTGCATCAGTAGGAGCAGAGGCTCTGAGTTCGTCAATTGTTAGCTGCGCTTCTTGGACCTTGAGGTCAGCAAGTGCTGCTTCAGCCGAGATTTTCTTGTTTACGTCAGTCTCTTGAGCAATAGTTTGCTCAAGTTGTTGCCTGTTCGTAGCCAATTCAGTTTTCTTTAGCGCAAGTTCGGTAGGCGCGGCCTCTGCGGCTTGGGCCGTTGCTTGCCCCGTAGCTGCTGTGCCAGCTTCAGTAGCAGCTAAGGTAGCTGCTTGTTGCGCGAGGTCGCCCGGAAGCAGTGCCGCTTTTGCCGCATCATTTACGGAGCCAAACATAGTGCCAAACGCACTACCCACAGTCCCCGCAGGAGCGCCACCAGCCGCAGGAGCGCCGCCACTAACCGCAGGAGCGCCGCCAGCCGCAGGGACGCTATTGACAGTAATCGTTCCATCTGGCGCAATCGTGACACCAGCAGCTTTTTGTTCCTGCTCTAGAACAGCGCGTGTAGCAGTGGCTTCGTCTTCACCAAAAGCATTCATACGAGCGGTAATCTTGGCTTGGAACTCGTAGCCTTTGTCGCCGCCAGCAGCAGGAGTTGCGGACTTTATGGCGTCAGCCAAAGACATATTAGGGTCAAGTTCCATCAGACTAGAAGCAGTACGCAAGACTTGATCTGGGTGTTCTCTCATGCGCTCAATAGCGGCAACACGTTGTTCTGCTGCTGCCGCCTTTTCGTCTTCCGCTTTGCGAGACGCCTCTGCAACTTTGGCAATATTTGTTACAGATAAAACAGTGGGGATGTCTGCTCCGCCACGGATCGCTTCCACAGCAGACGCCTGAGCGTCTTCACTAAGGCCCAAGTCTGCGGCATCTTGCCGCCCGATAAGGTCAGCCAAACTACCATTAGCTTGTTCTGTTTTCAATCGCTGGGCGTCAGCTTGCTGCTCAATGCGGTCGCGCTCGCGCTTGCTGAACACATCGTTAATGCTCATAGTTCCGGCAGCAACCGCCCCTGCCATGTCAGAGTCACCAGTCTGACTGTAGATGAGCGATGCGCCAGCCCGCGCGCGTTCCCGGTCGCGCATATCCAACACGTTCTGGCGGCGGCGGGTGTCAGCGTTGGCAGCGATGTTCGACAGATCAACTTGACCGCCTTGCGACAAGGCAGACAGGCCCTGACTAAGACCGCGCCAGATGTCTTTGCGCCGTGCGGCTTTTTCGTCTTCAGCAGCAGTCGGATAAAGCGACGAGAGGATGCTCTCAACAGTCTGTGGCAGCGCACCGCCCGCAGCCGCTTCTGGTGCGCTCATCGTGCTGGTTCCGATGTTCATGCCCGCCCCAGCCATTGCCGGATCGTAAGGCTGGCCGCTCATGCGGGCTGCTTCGTTGGCGCTTTGCGCGGAGTGCGAGACGCCGGGGCGCAGGAACTGGTCTGTAAAGACAGTTGCTGCTGACTGGGCGTCAGGGGATTGGATCAGTGCGTCATAGGCTGCTCGCTCAGGGCCAGCAAATTCGCTCATCATAAAGTCAAGCTGCGCGTCAGGGTTGTTTACGTCCTTGCCGTTTTCGGCGGCGTACCGCTCAAAGGCGATGCGGCGAGGCCCAGTCAACTGGTACAGACCAAAGCCACCACGCGACCCCGGAACAACAGGATCGCGCTCGTTGATCGACGGGTCTAGGCCACTTTCCGACCCCATACCAGCGACGATGCCTTCTGCTACAGGCCGCGACATACCGCGCTTTTGAATTTCTCGGATGTAGTATTCTTCTGCGTCAGAAGTTGTCTTAGGCAGGGGCGTAGCAGGGACGCCGCCAGCTTGCAGAGTCATGTCGCGGGGTGGCTGTGGGATGGTTCCGCCAGCGGGAGCAGTGTAGTCTACTTCAGTAAGAGACGGACGCCGTGGGGCGGGCGCACCTTCCCCCGTGTCGACACCTTGCGAAACTAGAATTGGCCGCGCAAGCTGGCTCATAACGCTACCGATGCTCGAAGCCTCATCGCCCCGCGCAGTCGCATAGTCTAGGAGAGCAGAGAGTGGGTTCTTGCTACGGCGAACATTCATTGCCATGTCGTTTCCTTTACAGTCCCTTGAGGCCAGCAGCGAGGCTTAGGAAGTCCATAACACCGGGCTTATAGCTTCCTGTGGTCGTGGTCGCGTTTGCAAGCGGAGAGCCAGACAGAGCGCCAGTCAGCATTTGCAAGTAATTGTTGGGAGCGCCAGTGTAGTTGCTGAACATCGCCATAGCATCGTTAAGGCGCTGTTGCTCCATCCGCTGCTGATCCATACCGCGATTATACTGGTTCGACTCCAGCGTGTTGCCCATGTTGAAGGCAGAAGTACCAAGGTTAGCCAGTGTCCCTGCCCCAGAGAGCATCCCGCCCGCGCCAGTGAAGCGGTTGGCAATGTCTCCACCAGCTAGGTTAGCGGCAGTGTTGAAGCCCTGCATACGCAGATCGCCACTCAGATTGCCGATATTGCGCTGGGCTTCTGAGTTGGTTGTCGCTTCCACGAGGCCGTGACGCGAACCGCCAAACGCACCAGACCGCGCTGCATTCGCAGCATTTTGCTGCTGCTGCATCTGAGTCAGGCGGTTGACATCGTTAGTGGCGTTGCCGATGACTTCATTCGTGTACGGATTCATGTACGTTGGCATTCCAGACGCGATGGTCGGGACGTTAGAATAGGCGTTGATAGCCCCAGTTGTCGCGTTGCCAGCCCCAGTCAGGGCGTTGGCCGCTCCAGCGTAGGCATTGGTATTTGCTCCACCACCAGACATGACGTTCTCCTTATTTGGCCCGCGTTTTTACTGGACTAGCCAATGGGCGATTTAGAATCGACGATAGTATACCGCCTTGGAACGTAGGACCAGAAGTGCCGGGACCGCCGCCGTTAATCATATCCCTAAGACCAGTATAGGTGTTGGGGTAGTTCTGCTGATCGCGGTTAGTTTGAGCGCGACCAGAGGCAGTATAGTCACCACCGCCGCCCCCGCCACCGCCACCGCCGCCGCCAGAAGAATAGGGCTGCTGTGCTACGGCTGCTTGCGCTACAGGAGCGCCGTAAGCCATCGTGGGCGGAGCGCCAGTCTGCTGGTTGATGAACAGGGATTCGATGAAGGCTCGCTGCCCCGCAGGGATTTTAGCCAGAGCCGCTTCATAAGCGGCATAAGGGCTTAGGTTCGCGCCAGTCGGCACAGCCATTGTAGGCAGACCAAACGCTTCTGCGCCCAGATTACCACTTTGAATGGCGGCGATCTGCCCCGGCTGCATCCCAGCGACTGTATCACCCGTGTAGGGGACGTAGCCGATCTGGCCGATCTTCTGTGCCATCGCCAAATTATCTAGAGCAGCGGCTTTCAACTGCGGGTCGATAGTGGTCGATGATGTCTTTTTTCCGCCGAGGCTCATGGTTCGATACTCCTAACACAAGTTGTGAACTGCTCTGTCCAGCCGCCGCTGACTAGAACTCTTGACCACCCTTTGCGGCCTGAGAGAGTCAGTTTACAGCAACCAGCGTCACGAGCAGCCTGTTCGATTGTCGGTATCGTGTCCACAATCTCAGTCAGGTCGCCCCCTGCGGCAAAGACATGATAATGCTTTTGGCGCGGATACTCAACAATTTCAGTGAGGGCGACACTATTATCTGTGGACCAGAGGCGAAGTCTGCCTTGAAGTACCATGATAGTAAGGTCATCGAAGGTATGAGTGCCGCCATTATGCTCCATTGCCGCCTCTAGTTCTGGACGAAAACGATCCAAAATGTCGAGCAGCGACCTGACTTCAGCCACCACACTCATGTGATGACCCGACTGATCGCTATCGTTGTAGACGGGGAGGCAGGGGCGTAGGCAGTTGCCGTATGGGCTTCAAGGAAGCCGTTGGTGCGGTCGGTCGCCCACATGGCTTCGAGGTAATCACCAGCGGCAAACTGGAACAGGCTGTCTCGCGCTATGACTGTAGTGCCGCCGTTGTTGTGCTGTGAAGCGACCATTGTGCTGCCGCTTACGTTGGTCCCGTTTACTTTCGGCCAGAAGCGCATCTCAACAGTAGAGGCGGTAGACGACGAAATCTGGGCTGTAAACGAGAGCCGATAAAGACCAGCGTTAGCAAAGACAAGTCGAGTCAGGTTTGCCGGATCGCGGCTGATGCCAGTAGCAAAGGCAGGAGCGTCGAACTGAATTGCGTAGGCCGTGTTAGCGGCGGCGGCGGTGACTGTTGCTGCCTTACCAAACAGAGCGTTACCCACGCCGTAATCGTAGCCTTCTACGGCCAGACGATGCCACGCATTGTCTTTGGAGACGACAGGGTAGCCATCCTGATCCCACATAACGAGGCCGTCAGTCGTCGCTTTCTCGCCGCCTATCTGCTTCTGCAACAGGATAGTTTGCGCGTCCACGGACCCGCTGGTGGCGTCACGCAGGAAGTTGTGAACGTCAGTCGCCCAGCGCGTAATGTTGTCGCGGTTAGGAGTTGGGACGATAAAGCTGCGTCTCACCGAATACCTCCAGTTTTGACGTTCACTCGCATAGTGCCGATCTGCCAGCCAGCTTCCCTGCCTTCAAAGCGCAAAGCAAACTGACGGCCCCGCGCCCTGACTGGCGTAGGCCCAGTCAGATTGTATGGGCCGAATGAAAGAGCAGGAAGGTTTGGCATATCTTGAGTCAGGATAGTCAGCGTGACATCGCCAGCAACTGCCTCGTCTGGGTAGAGGTAGTCGATGAAGGCTTGGCGGTCGCCTTGGCCGAGTTCAAGAGGACCAGTCTCGCAGTACGGGATGACGCCATCTACGATAGCAGTGCCGGGCAGTTCGTGGTTGTAGAGCAGCCCATCTGCCGACACCATCAGGGGGTAGGCAGTGGCGGCGTTGTCCACGGCTACGTTCCGCCCAATCTTGCCCTTGGTCCAGTGGTTGCCAGAGAAGTCGTAGCAGATGTAGGAGTCAGGCTCCCCAGTCGTGCTGGTCTTGGACTGATAGAGCCACCAGACTTCGTTGAAGCCGCGCAGCGAAAAGCCGAAAGTCTTGCTGTATTCTGTCTCGCTCAAGTCATTGTGGAAGAAGTCGATAACGTCTGACTCCAGCTTGTGGAGCGAGCCGTCATACATCCAGAAGTTTCGTTCTGCCGCCCACATGGCGAAGCGAGCAGTGGTGACGAGCGAAGTGGGAGAGATCAGGCCATTGTTGTCGCCCACGCGGTCAAAGCCGTAGATGTAGGGTGGGCCAAGGTAGCGGCCAGCGTAGACTTCGTTCTGACTGATGATGAGCAGTTCGTTCATAATCTGGGTAATCGCCAGCAACGGCCCAGTTCCGGCCAGCGTGATCGACCCTGCTTGGTTTGTATTAGAAGGCGTCCAGTCAGTGTTGTCTTCCGAGGCAGACCACTGAACGATGCGGGCGTCAGTCGAATTACCGACCCCTATGACGATCCGCTCGTCAGTCACAAGGAAGTCCTGCATATCGGTCGGTGACGTAGCGATAACGAGTGCGGCAGGATCGCCCACAGTCCACTCGTAGAGTTGCCCGTCACCACGGAATTGGGCAAGCAAATTCTCGCCCCACAAGGCGAAGTCCCACGAGGCAGCAGGAGTTGGGACAGCACCAGTGAACGTGCGCGGAGTGCCGTATGAGCCAGCGCCGTAAGCAAACGTGCCATATCCAACTAATAGACCAGAATCCTTGGCTGCGGGCGTAAACCCAGCAGGAGTGATGGTCGATTTTGCCCCAGAGGAGTCAATGTAGTAGAGAGCGCGGTTCGTGCCGATGACAATATGTCGGCCTCCGGCATTATCAGTCCAAGCAAAGACGTTACGAGGGGCTTCGATTGTGGCGTCAGCGTAAAGGGCTGCGATGTTTGTGCCTGTAGCAGTTTTCCTGCGCTCCCAGCCGCCAATGACGCGGATCGACCCATCTTTCCAGCGCACAAGATTGGAGTCAGCCCAGCGCAGTTTCCCGCTATAGGCTGTGCCGTTCTTGTAGACGCCCGGTTGTAGGCTGATGGGGATTAGAGGCATGGCAGAACTCCTTGATGCCTGACTATAGCCTAAGCTATGACTTTAGCCAATAACTAGGATAGACTTGCGGTATAGCGCATGACCTCGCCGCGCTCACGATGCACAGTGATACATTTCATCGTGCTGCGGCCCGTGTAACCAAAGCCAGCGGCAGCGGCGTCTCTTGTCGTTATAGCCCTGTGGCTCTCCCACGACATCCCACCAATGTCTTTGCTGCTGTCTTGGTGGATGTGGCCGGAATCTAGATACCGCCAGTATGTACGCCCCCAAATCGGGGCGTGAACATCGGCCACCTGTTGCACCAGCCGCTCTGGCTTGGTCTTGTCGCCGTGATGCGCGGCCAGCATATTGCGGCCAAATTCCCAGACCCAGAGTTTGGCGGGATTGAAGTGAATAGTCACGCGCTCATCCATTTCGTAGCGCATGACCAAAGCGATTGCGAGCATATGGGTAAAGTCAGGATCGTGGTTTCCGGCCAGCACAACAACGTCGATGTTTTTGTGCTTGGCTTTGGCTGCTTCGATCATGGAAACGTGCGCCCTGACTGCGGCCATTGCAGCTTGGGCAAACCGCCCATCGACATCAAGGATATGGCCTGATGTTGGGGTCATGTTTTTGGAGTCGTTTTGATGGAGGGTGTCGCCCAAATTGAGGATGATCGCCCTATCGGTGTAAGGAGCAGCGTGGATGAGGGCGGAAGATGCCTCTAGGAGCCGTTGTGCGGCGATTGCGATGCTATACTCCGCACCCGTCTCGTCCTTCCACGCCTTCATACCGAAATGCACATCAGCGATCAGATAGCGAGGCAGTAGATCGTGCGCCACATTGTCGGGCATAGGCGCTGGTAGAGGGGCAGGGACAGAGCCAAGGGCTTCTTTAAACAAGTCAGCCCACGGAGTCAGATCATCTTCTGCGCGCTCTGATTTCCAGAAAACGCTGTCCCACGATCCAGTTTCCTTGTTTTGGACGCGCCGCCAGCCGTGCTTGCCCGTATCGGTCGATAGGCCAGTGTTTTCAAGCGCAGATACAACGCCCTCGTCGGCGTTGAGCCACGCCTCTGCCGCAGCGTAAGCGCGGCGCACATAGTGCTTGTCGATCTGCAACTCGTTGGCCGCAGCAGTCTTGCTGCCGAGACGTTTGACGACATCGTAGATTTCACGTTGGCGGGGGGTCATTTACTGCATCCTACGTCAATCTGCTGGATCAGTAGCGCCCCCGTAACCAAGGAGCGTGGGCCACCATCCGCCGCCAGCGCCGCCGCGTGGAATGTACGGCTCTGCGCCGTGCCATCACAGATCGCGCTGTCGTTCAGCGCGGCGGCGCAGCCACTCAGCAGCAGCGTCAGGGTCAGGCACAGGCCCAACTGAGTTGATCCTCTTGGAAGTTTCGGCATAGCCTTTCAACTCCTCGATTTTCGCTGCTGACTTTCCTGCTGACTTTCCTGTAAACCATGCGGCAAACAGAGTCAGAATAGGTTTCAGCAGCGAGGCAATGAGCGAACTCATGCCTTGCGCTTGGCGATCACAGACCAGACTGCAACGATGATCGTCGCAGCAGCGCCGCCAACAGTGGTAGCAGTTTCGCTATCAATGAAGCCTTTGCCGACCAGATAGCCGCCGAGGGCCGCTGCAAGTGCGCGGGCGATGCCGCCGATTTCAGTTGCCGTCATTTTTTCATTCCTTTGACCAGCGCCACAATGGCGTGGAAGATTACAGCCAAAACTGATTCTGCTTCAGCCTTTTCTGGCGTGGTGACAGTGTGCATATCTGCACTGACTGGAGTCAGAAACAACGCGATCTCCGCCTCACGGCGATTGACCAGACCTTTGACCACCTCCCCTCCAGCCTTATTCCACATTCTAAAAGCAGCAACAGCTTTGTCTTTATTTCCAGCGTTCAGTTCCCGCAGTACAGTGGATTTAGCAAATGCGCCTGTCCCGATGTTGTAGGCCAAACACACACACGCACCGCGCTCATTCTGGTTGATCTTAGCTGTGATGAGCGCGTCCACTGTATTTGCGAACTTGTCCACGCCCTGCCTCAACAGGTCTTCCGCCCGTTCTTGCGTGATTGTCATGCCGTAAGCTGGCTTGACGCCGACATCTGCCCCCGCAGTTGTGCCGTATCCGATAGTCCAGATGCCCACGATGTCTTGGTAAGCAACCAGCTTGCAGCCCTCGAACCGCTTTATCAGATCAATGGTGGCCTGATTGACGCTCACTTACGCATCTCCCTCTGGATTTCATCTAGCTTCGTCAGGACGTTGGCAAAGCCATCCTTGATTTCCTTAAGTTCGCGGTCGTGACCTTGCTTGGTCAGATTGTGTTCCGATTTCATGACGGCGATTTCAATCTCGTGGCCCTGCGTCATCTTGTAGTGCATCCACACAAAGGCAACGATTGGGATCACCGCAAATTGCAGCAGGAGTCGCGCTAGTTCCATTAAGTCCATCTCCTGCTGCATATCAATCACTCACTTGGATAGGGGAAACGGGCCTTGATCTCTGCGACCTTGGCTTGCCATTCCTCAAGGGTAGCTTCACCGCGCTGAGACATGAAGAGTAGCGGGTCGGATTCCTTGGTATATGCTGCGGCACGTTTGGCTTCTTGCTCTTGCTGTGACGGCACATAAGGCGAAGGCGCGCTGAACGTCGAGCCATCGTAAAGCCAATTTGGACCTACGCCTTCAGGCAATAAAACCCAGCCCTGCTCTGCGGCAAAGTCTGCTTCTGATAAGACAGCGTTAACCACAACGCCGCCTTCAATTACGCCATATGAACTTACCATGTGTAGACCTCGCAATATCCCGCACCGCCTGCACCACCAGTACCGCCAAGAAAGCCAGTGCGTGTCGAACCGCTACCTCCCCCGCCGCCGCCGGGGAATGCACCAGCGCCGCCCGCAGCGCCGTTAGCTGTCTGGGCTGAACCGCCGCCGCCGCCGCCGCATCCTGCTGATGTTGCCGCCCCGCCCGCAGTGGGTGCAGATGCGTTAGATGTTCCTGCTGTGCCTACGCCTGCGAGGTAATTAGATTCACCCCCCGCTATTGGCGCGTATAGAATGTTAGTAGAGCCTTCCCCACCTCCAGAGCCACCTCCACCACCGCCAAGCGCAGATGATCCAACGGGACCAGCAACTAAACTAAGCACGCCAGCACCACCACCCCCCCCATAATAAGCAGAAGTTCCCACCCACGAAGCACCAGACCCAGTTAGCATTATAGTGGTAAGGCCAGAAGACCCAGATCCTGCATTTTGCGCCGACCCGCCAGCTCCACCAATACTATTAGTTCCAGCCCCAGTTTGCCCACCGCCGCCACCAGAAGCAGATACAAGCGCAGCAAATGTAGTTGTGCCACCAGCATTACCATTAGTGGCAGATGCCCCACCTGTACCACCAGCTCCAATTGTTACCGTGATTGATCCGTTTATCTGAGTTCCAAAAAACCATTTTTCATAATAGGCACCACCTCCACCACCGCCACCACCATTTTTATATGTAGAAACCGCTAAAGGACGCCCGCCAGCACCTCCACCACCACCACCCCAAACACGAACAAGCACCAGAGATGCCCCAGCGGGCTTAGTCCATGTGCCTGAAGATGTGAAAGTTTGAATACTAACAACAGAAGCTAAAGCAACAATAGCTTGAGACACACGCAGCGGCGTCATCAGCGTTGCGTTATCCGTGCCAGCCTCTGCTTCAGCCTGAGAGGCTAGACTAGGTATGTTTGCAAGAACAAAAGCAGTCGTAGCAACTTGTGTGGTATTTGTGCCAGTAGTCGCGGTAGGTGCTGTAGGAGTACCAGTTAGTGCTGGAGAAGCTAGAGGTGCTTTTGCGTCAAGTTGGGTCTGGATAGCAGACGTGACCCCGTCAACGTAACCAAGTTCGGTTGCAGTCAAACCAGCGGGGGTTCCAGTCAGCTTATTGAGTTCAGCAGCCGTTGGCGTGACAGCCGTGCCGTCGATCTTCCACAGGCCACCCGACAGGTTCGGCTTTGCCTTCTGCGCACCCGTGCCACCAAGGAGCGCATCGACCGCATCGAGGTCCGCGTTGACTTTAGTCCCCCATGTGTCCGCACTGGCCCCAACTTCTGGTTTGACTAGGCTGTAGTTTGTCGTGGTTGTATCAGCCATCTATCCTGTCCTTACGAAATTACAATCTGGAACCAGACATTTGTAGTATCTGGATTTACGGGAGTATAGCCTGAACTGCTTGTCGGAACAACAGGCGTGTAAGTCACAGTCTGATCGTCGATATTAGACCAAGCCCTGACTAGGACTGTGCCAACTGCTCCAGTGGCTGAAACACCAGAAATGGCAAGCAGGACTGCCGCAGTTCCAACTGCGCCAGTGGCAGAGACACCGCTAACTAGGACGTTAGTCGTGGTCCTAACTGTGACTGACTCGACGGCCACAGCAGCCTCTAGCCCCGTAATGGTCACTGGAGCAGACCCTGTGACTACAGGGCTACCTACTGCACCTGTGCCACTGACGCCTGTGATAGTAATTGGCGAAGTCACAGTGACATCACCAACGCTGCCTGTGGCGTCAACACCAGTTACAGGCACAGAGATGTTGATCAGAACAGAAACAGTTCCGACAGAGCCAGACGCGGCCAGCCCGGTCAGCGTGACGCTAGAGCCGCCGACAACGGAAACCGTGCCGACTGTGCCGGTACCTTCGCTGCCAGTTGCGGTTGTGTTGGATGCGCCAGCCGCTGCGAGAGAGCCGACAGCGCCAGTTGCAGATACGCCTGTTGTGGTTACTGCACCTGCTGGAGTATAAGTTATAACAATTAGACCTTGAGCGCCAGCGCCCGAAGTTATGTTACTAGCGTTGCTGGAAATACCACCACCGCCACCGCCAGCACTACCACCAGCAAACCCTACATAAGTTCCGGCTCCGTCAGTTGCTCTGTGGCCACCACCACCGCCGCCGCTGCCAAGACCATTTGGCCTTGATATATCAAAGCCGATGCCGCCATTGCTACCAATAGTAAAAGTACCATATTGCCCTAGACCAGCAGTTCCGCCAGACCCTGCACCGCCAGACCCGCCGTCTGTTGCACTATCAGTACCCCCGCTAACGCCGTTGTTCCCAGCGCCATTAGGTCCACCAGCACCGCCACCACCACTAGCAAATCCAATAACTGCGCCAGATACAGTTTGAGCGCCGCCGCTGCCGCCAGCATATTGTGTGCTGCCGATTGCACCTATTGTAGATGCACCCGTGCCGCCAGCAGCCGTTAATGTTATTGCCGCAACCCCGCCACCACCACCATTTGCTGCGACTAATGATAATGCTTGTAAAGCATTGCCAAACCAAGTTGCGCTGCCAGCGTTCCCGTTTGTGTTGCCAGTAGATGTTCTTGTAACGCCCGCGCCGCCCGCACCGATTTGATAAGTGACAGTGCCAGATAAGGTCTGGTTAGTGGCTTTTGAATAGCCTCCGCCACCACCGCCTGTGCCGTATCTTTGGCCAGCACCGTTTCTGCTGCTGCCACCAGAGCCGCCACCGCCAATGACCTCAATGCTGTTATTGGAATTGTTCCAATTGGCTGGGACTGTAAAAGATGTCCCTGCGGTTAGAATTATTGTAACTGTAGTTAGGGCTGCGTTTGCTCCCCCATCATCCGCTAGGGGCGTAGCGGCTAAGGGGAATGAGCCAAGCATTTATGTCATCCTTTAACAGCGGACAAGGGTTAAAGCATCTTCAACGCTGCAACGTCCGCTTGTAGGGCTTGGATCATTTGCTGCTGTTCTTGAACAGCTTTTGTCAGTGCTGCGATAATTGCGCGGTCGTAGAAGCCATAGTATCCATCGGTTCCCATAGGGGCCGAAGATGGGATGACATCCTTAGTTTCATCAGCAAAGAAGCCAAGTTCAACGGCGGCATCATCGCCACGATTTTCAATGTCATCCAGCCATTTGTAGGCCACAGGACGCAGTTGCATAATCTCAGCAAGTCCAGCGATAGATGCTTCTGGCACTTCTTGCTTTAGGCGACTGTCGGATGCTGCGGCGAGAACGCCAGTAGAAGTTGCGGTGACAGTGCGTGTGCCTGATCCTGCGAGGTTGTTAATGGTAACAGCGCCAGCACTACTGATAACAAATCTTGTATTTGTGTTCAGATCAGCCCCACTAGCCGCAATGCGGTAGGAGTTGTCAGAATTGTATAGACCAGTCAAAAAAGCAGCTGCGCCTGTTTTTAGAAAACCTAAAGTGGGTGATCCTGATCCAGCCTGTTCAACTTGAACCTGTGCGGTTTGATCAGTGTCGCTGCGATAAACGTGTAGCAACTTGTCAAAACTCGAAGCCCGCGAAATTGTATTAATTCCCACGCGACCACTGCTGTCCACCCGCACACGCTCTGTGCCGCCAGTAACAATGGCCCACGCATCGGCAGAAGGTCTATACACGCCAGTATTTTTGTCGCTGTCAAAAGTATAAGACGGCAAACTTACTGTGCCATCTCCAGCATTTATAGTCGTTAAATCTTCCGCCGCGACCGTACCAAAGACCACCGCAGAGCCTGTCAACGACAGCAGCGACCCAGTGCTAGACGATGTAAGCGTCCGCGATAGGGTCGTGCCGGATGTGTTAAAAACACCTGTGCCGATTTCCCAATTCAGTCCATCCTCAATCGTGTAGCGAACCGTCTCGCCACTGAGCAAACCAGCCGCAGCGAATGATTGAAAACCTGATGACGCGGAGCCAAGCGTAATTGTGCCTGTCCCCGTGGTCGATGTCGTCATCTTGGCGCGGTTGACTAATCTAGGCATTACGCAATCCGAATGATGGCCGTCGATGCAGCGGCTGCGGGGAACACGATGCTGAAGTCGCCAGCGGTCGAGGTCTTAGCCGAGCCGAAGTCCAAGATGACCACAGCCGGGTTCGTCAGGCCAGCCGACGATGTGGTATTCGGCGTCGAGTTGTAGATCATCGCACCGTAGGCCGTGATGGTCGCCGTGGTGAACGTCAGGTCGGAGAAGTCGGTAAATGCCGTCGTGCCTGAGTTTACCGCCGTGACGTTGGTTAATGTGCCGCCGCCGGCAGCATAAGATCCAGACGCGCCGACCTCGTTGGTGGCCGTGTAGGCCGTGGTCGCCGCCGTAAAGCTGGGCGTGTTATCGTACAGAGCCAACTTAAACGCATCGCCTGTCGTCAGCGTGAAATCGTGGCATCCCTTCAAGAGTTCCGTCTTGAACGATGTGGTCATAAAATTTCCGGAAAATGCCATGTCAGAGCCTCCTGATGAGTTCAGCTAGGTCAGGTCGACCTGCATCGTTGAGCGCATTATACACAGTTGTACGGTCGCTGGCGATAGCCTCGCGTATGTAGGCCGTCACAACCTTTTCGATCTGACTTTTGAATGCAAAAGCCTGATCTCTGATTGCCGGAGGCGCAGCTTCGGCAACGTGCATTAACTTGTCCGCGCACCGCGCCGCCACTTCTTCTGGGGTAAACCCTCGGTTGTGGGTCGTGTACACGGACACAATCGGCGGCGCAGGAAAATCCATAGACATAGCTTGAGTCAGGCTCATGCAACAACTCCCGGCATGGGGGCGCGCAGCGGGCTTCCCGCATAACGACGACCAGCTTCAGCGTTAATGACAGACGCAAGCGTCTCGTCATACTCATTCTTCCATAGTGCCACACGTTCGTCCTCTTTTAAATAAGTAGGAGTGTGGCGCAGGACGGCGTAGGTGTAGAGGTCGAGATAGTCATCGGCCAGCCACGAAGTGTTGGTGGCCGCAAAGTCAGGGATTTTGCTGTAGTAAGTCAGGATGACTGAGCGGGCTGGATTGTCGGAAGCCGACATTGGCCCGACAAAAAAGATCGCGTCCCCAGTGATAGTGTAGACTGGCTGAAACGTGCTGGCGTTTATCAGCTTGATGCGCTCGCGCTCAAATGGCGAAACATACTGCATGGGCGCAGGAGGACTATCAGATGTGATTGTCCGCATTTCTAAGTAATTAGAAGGTAAACCAATCATGTCAGAAGTCAGGGCGGTGCTTGCGACGACAACCATGCGCTGAATCCGCAGATCGCGGTTCAGGCGGGCGTGACCCATGTTGATGATGTTGTCGAGGTCTGCCTCGAACACTGTGTCGCCGTTCCGCAAAAGGAACCGCGCAAGGTAGGCTTTGAAGTCAGCGTAGTTCATTTCTGATGCACCCTTAGTCTAGCCCACGTTCCATCGCGTAATTTTGTTTTAGCATAGATTGCCCACTCACGCGACCCTACTGACGCGCCGCACTCTTTTGCCCATTGCTGGGCGATCAGGACAGGCACTGTGCCAAGGTATTTGCCCCCAGCGGGGCCAGTGTTAGGGCGCAGCGTCTCCGCTGCATCCTTGGCTGCGTCTAAGATGCCCTGCACATCTTGCGTTTTGACGAAGTGAAACTGCGTCCCATTTGGATTGAGATACAGTTTTTCAACGATGGGCGAAGATGGCAGGA